AAAGCGGCTAGCCATGGAGGCAAAAGGTTTAGGCCTTGTAAAAGTTGCAGAGTTTAAGCTTGAAGTAGGTAATAGTGTCTACGTAAAACCTGCACGGTGGCGTCAAACAAAGTCTATGCTGTACGTAACTTCGGATAATGAAACAGTGTTCTTGAAGCCACGTAACTACGGGTACTGCAGGGCATTTGGCACGAATGAGCCTACTGGCCTGCCAAAGTATTACAGTGATATTGACTACACACATTGGTACTTGGCAGTTAGACCAAACGCAGCGTTCAATGCAGAAGTAACTTACTACGAGCGCCCTGACTCGCTGTCAGAGGCAAACCAAACAAACTGGACAACACGCAATGCGCCACAGTTACTACTCTATGCTAGTTTGCTAGAGGCACAACCTTACTTGAAGAATACTGCTAATTTGGCGATGTGGCAAGCGCAATATGCAGAGATGGTTGCTTCTGTGCTAAAGGAAGAGTCTAACTTTGACAGTGATGAGACTGAGGCAAAATAATGACTAGTTTTACAGACAAATTTAGTGATGATAGAGTTCCTCCGTCACTAGACAGCTACGCAAAGCTTGACATAGTGGCTAATACTCAGACTTGCTGGCCAAGTATGTACAATGGTGTATACCCCGTATTGCCCGAGATTCTTGATGTAACATGCCTGCCTGGCAATATACTACTACTGCCACCAGTAGAGGAGGTGTCTACAGGTCAGTCATTACTCTTGCGTAATGTTGGAACTAATACGTTAATTGTACAAGACAGCAATATGGTCACTGTGCTGACGCTTGCGCCTGGCGTGGCAGAATTTTTGTGGGTTACTAACAATGTACAACCTGGCGCATGGGGCACTATAACTTATGGAGCAGGTAGTTCTGCAGTATCCGCAGGCGCGTTGGCGGGTCTTGGTACTAAAGCTACTGGTTCTACATTGTCAGTTGCAGCGCCTACACTAGCAACAGCGGGCAACTTGGCGCTTACAACAGCGCATCGTGGTACTTCTATTGAATTTACTGCTGGTGTAGCTGCGCTATCTATGGCGCTAGCAGTGGGCTATGGTGGTGATTTTTACTGCTTTGTTAAAAATGCGGGAACAGGGCTTGTTACGCTTACACCGAGTGGTGGTGAGCTGATTGAAGGGCAAGTATCTCTAGGCCTACAGCCCAGTGAGTCATTATTACTCTTTTCTAATGGATTGAATAAATGGTATACAGTAGGCTATGGGCGTAGTCTTTTGTATCAGTTCTCACAACTTGTACTTGACGTGTCCGCGGGCAGTACATTTACGCTGAGCTCTACACAAGCCAGCAATAAAATGATTACGCTAGTGGGTAACCCAGCTACTAATGTATCCGTAGTAGTGCCAGACATTGTAAGTGTATACTACGTAGCCAATAACCTAACTACCGCTGTAACTACGCAAATAAAGACTGCTGCCGTGTCAGGCGCTGCAATAGGCCAGACACAGAGGGCCGTGCTTCTATGTGATGGCACATCAGTTACAGCGGCGCAGTCAGCAGTTGTGAATAGCGCAGTTAATATGCTCGATGGCTCAGTCAGTGCCCCGTCGCTTAACTTTGCATCAAAGACTAATACTGGCGTATTTAAGTTCTCTACACAAGGCATTGGATTAACGGTCAATGGAGCTGCGCAGCTCACAAGCAATGGTGCTGGAGTTGACTTTCCGCTTGGTTTAACAGGAACTCTCGGGTATACGCCTAGCGGCAGTATTGCTGCAAATACAGTTCAGGGTGCTATAGCGGAGTTAGACGCTGAAAAAGCACCAGTGGCATCGCCATCTTTTACAGGTAATGCTGTAGTAGCCGGAACTCTGGTGATGGGGTCTGCGTTTGGGTTTAGAAATAAGGTCATCAATGGTAACTTTGGAGTAAATCAGCGTGCTTACTCCTCTGGCGCGACTGTTGGAATTGGCCTGTACGGCCATGACCGCTGGAAGATGGTTGCGAGTGGCGACACCTATACTTTCAACACGACGGCCAACATCACGACGATAACTATTCCCGTGGGAAAGGTTCTTCGGCATGTGATCGAAGGCGCCAATCTACAAAGCGGAACGCATGTTCTTAGCTGGTCAGGGACATCTCAAGGAAAGATCGGTGCAGGAAGTCTTAGTGCATCTGGTGTGACTGGAGCCGCGACAGGCGGAACCGACTTGACGATTGAGTTTGGACCTGGTACGGTTAGCAAAGTGCAGTTCGAAGAGGGCCTAGTGGCAACGCCATTCGAGGGCAGGCCTTATGGGCTAGAGCTTGCGTTGTGTCAGAGATACTACGAGCGCAGAAACTACAATAATGCGGATGCATGTTTTGTAGGGCAAGTCTTAGGAACGACAGCTGCGCTAGCCTCACTCGGGTATACAGAGAAAAGAGCCGCACCATCCATCGTTATTTCTGGTGCCATAGTTCCACTAAACGCAACAGGGTCTTCTGCAGGAGGAACCTGGTTAGCCTCGCAGTCTAACCAGACTCAAGCACGGCTTGGGTGCACTGCTGCTGCTGGGTTGGTGGCTGGTAATGCATGTTCCGGGTTCGCCAACGCTACTGGGCAGTACATCGAAATAAATGCAGAGCTGTGAACTACAACCTACACTTGTTTTGTAATAATTATAAGGGGAACAGAATGGGCATTCAACAAATTGCAGCTGTCGTACGGTGGAACGGTTCAGCATGGTATTTACAAAACGATGTGGATCATTCACCAATATGGGTGTCAAGCGTTAGCATTGTCCAGCGGTCTTATGGCACTCGTTTGAATATTGGGTATGGCGCAGTATCAAAAGTTGGCGCGATCACCTTGCAGCCCGATAATGCCCTTTTGGCAGATGGTTATTGTGCCGGCGGAGCAGAAGCTGGTCTTGATGGCACAGACTTTGAGTTGTTCCGGGATATTGACATTCAGGGACAGATTCATTGGAATGGAACAGCGTTTGCCGCCGACTATGCCCAAGCAGCTTTCCCTGTGACAGTTGAAAATCTAGGTGGTGGTATGTGTAGAGTGCACCATACCCCGGTAAGTTTTGCAGAACGCGTACCGATGCTCACGGCAAGAAATAGCTTCTATGCAAATCCAAAAATAGGCATGTTCGGGGCCGAGTTCTTCGATATTCAGTTCCAAGTTACTACACCAGATTCTTCTTGTGTTTGCTTGTTTAAACGGTTTGGGCGCAGTAGCGTTTCGCCATCGTTAGGATATTCAAACCTTAATGGTAATTATTGGCTGCTTGGAACGATGCTTGTCTAAGACTTAGTCTAAAATGCAAGGTTCACACGCAACTTGTTTTAAAGTAAGACCGTTCGCCATTACTAAGGGTTAGCCATGGGAACTACCGGCAGTACACAGCAAACCTGGAACCTTCTAAATGGGGGTAGGTCGGGTTTATTTGATCGTGATCGTAGCAAAGACTACTTCTTTGGAAAAGACAACTCCGCCAATTCAGTAGCAACTAACCCGGCTGTAGTTGGCGCTTTAACAGCAATAGCGAATCAAACGCCAAGCATTGCAAATACAACAGCCATGGCTACTGCCAGACCAGGTAGGTCGTGGTCCGACGATGAACTAGCAGATGCAGTCACCGGGTCAAGTTCCGGTCCAAGCAGCACACGCAGTGACTCGTCACTATTTCAAGGTGGTCTAGGCCTACCCACATTTGCGGCTGATGCAAGTAAAACTGCTCTTGGCATAGGCGGTACATTGGCAGGCATACCATCACCAGTATCTAGCATACTAAGCGGTCTTGTTGGAGCCGGAATGAGTGATGAGGGCTTAAATGCGCATACAGCAACCAACGCGGGACTAAACACGCTATTTGGCCTAAACCCAGTAACTGGAATAGCGAACTTAGTTGGCAAATTTGGAGCCAAGCTACTTGGAAACGACTGGGATATTGCAGATAAACTAGGCTCTTTGACAAATACGCCCGAGCTAAATTCACTACGTACATTGAACCTCAACTCATTTGCCAATGACTCAAATGATGCGTTCAAGGGCATGAATCAGTCAACAATGGCTGCTATTAAACGACAAGAGGATGCGAATAAAGCGGAACATGATAACTTTACTGACACATACCAAAAAGCACAAGATGCAGCGGTAAAGCAGCGTATGGCTGATGCAGCCATAGCAGAGGCCCAGAAAGTCGCAGCGGACAGAGAGGCGGCCTTGCAGAGTTTTGCCCCGCAAATTACAGCGTCCAGCACTGGGTCTGGTGGTGCTAGGGCTTCGGCGTTACAACAGTTAGCGGATAGCGGAGCGTTTGATACAGGCAGTTCTTACGGCTTCTCTGGCTTTGGGCCAATGAGTTCGTCTAGTGGGCTTGGGCAACAGGACAGTTCTACTAGTAAGTACAGTGGTGTTGGTAGCAGTCCGGCATCTGGCGGCAGTGGTGAAAAACGAGGCGGGCTTATTAGGCGGAGTAGGAGATAACTTTGGAATTGTCTGACGAAGAGTATACAGCTCTAACCAGTGGCCACGATTGCAATATGCATTCCCATGAGGCTGACAGAGTAGTGACACATGATAGCATACTACAGTACCAGAGCTCTGAGAATATGCGCAAACTGGTATCCAGTTATACCGCCACGTACGCAGATGACTACTTGTTTGTGGATAGTTCAAGTGGAGCAATTAGCATAGCCTTGCCAATTGCAAGAGGCGGAAAGTTTTTTTGTATTGTAAGAGTAGCGGGTGCTAATAACGTAGTAATCACTCCAAACGGTTACGACCTTATAAATGGAGCAAGTACGCTTAGTGTTTCTTCGTCATATGTAGCAGTTAGGCTAAAAGCCCTAAAGGGCACAGGATGGGTGCAAGTATGACCGAACAGAACTCACAGCGGCCTGCAGGCGGCGTTGTGCCATCCGCACAACCAACAATACTCATGCTACCCTCTCTGCCCGGGGTTAGACGAGACGGTACACCCACCGACGCCGACTATTTTAATGAGGCGCAGTGGACCAGGTTTGTAAGAAACAGACCACGTAAAATGGGGGGTTTCCAAGAAATTTCGCCATTCTTCTCAGGGCCTGTTCACGCAGGTTTCCTGTGGTCAAGACAGTTCATGAATATTTACTGTGCCTTTTCAAGTAGTGGAGTTGAGTATAGCTACGTTGACAAGAACGGCGCAGGAAGTGTAGTAGAAGGAATCACCCCAGCGGCTTTTGCAGCAAATACCACTGCTCAGTGGAGTTATGACTACATATTTGATGCCGCCTCAGGGGCAAATGCTACTTTGCTCATTGCATCGCCAATGTACACGCTTGATAACATAGACGACCCAACGCTAAGTAGTATTTACGTTACGCCATTAAATAACCCAGCAGTAATGATTGTTGTTGCTGATGCAAATGCCAAGCAATCAGGCGGACTATTCTGTACGCCGCCGTATACTGTGCTTCTTGGCAATGACGGTAATGTTACGTGGTCTGACGCAAACGGCCCTCAAAACTACACAACGGGAGATGCTGGCTCAGCGCGTGTTACGGGGAGTAAGCTTGTAAAAGGCTTGCCGATGCGAACCGGCATTAGCTCTGGTGGCATACTATGGTCACTTGACTCAGTTATTAGAATGGACTGGGTTGGGGGGGCCGCGATATTCAAGTTTGCGCATATCAGTACGAAGTCAAGTATACTATCCCAACGGGGTGTTATTGAGTACGATGGTCGCTGGTACTGGGCTGGTATTGATAGGTTCATGACAAGTAATGGTGTTACAGTAGAAGAACTGCCCAATGACATGAATCTTAACTGGTTTTTTGATAACCTTAATTTTGATCAACGCCAAAAAGTATTTGCAATGAAGATGCCAAGGTACGGCGAGATATGGTGGTTTTTCCCATTTGGAGACTCCATAGAGTGTAGTAAGGCCGTTATTTACAACTTGCGCTCAAAGACTTGGTATGACACTGATCTTAACAGAGCTTTTGGGTTTACGCCGTCAAACTATCGTTACCCAATTATGACGGATGTAGTTCCGAATAACAATATGTCTATGGCGCTGATAGTGGGTAGTGGTGCAGTGGCTGAGGGCGACTACATCGTTGGTAGCCTCAGCGGCGCAGAGGGTGTTATACTATCTAAAAAGGGCGCCGGTCCGTATATAGTTCTGACAAAGCAAGTTAACGGTAATATATTTGCATCAGGCGAAAGTTTTTTGGATATCACGAGTGGGGCTACCGGTACCGTTGGTTCTTGTAAAAGGTTATACTCCGTTTACTCCCATGAAAAGGGCCGTAATGCGGTAGTTGGTCAAGATGAAGTTGCTATTCCAGCTTACTTCACCACGTGTGACCTGGGTTTGCCGACCGGCGGCTCACAAGTTAATGCGCAGTCAGGCATAAATGTGAACACACGCCTAACAAGAGTAGAGCCAGATTTTGTAATGTCTGAAGACATGACGTTGGAGGTATTGAGCCGTAAATTTGCCCAAGGAGCTGAAAAAGTAAGCTCAGCGTATCATTTTTCGGCAGATACCGGTAAAATAGACATACGCGAACAGGTAAGAGAATTTCGACTGAAATTCACATCAAATAAGCTTAATGGGTTTTTTGAAGGCGGTAAAACGCTGATACATACGGAACCTGGTGACACTAGGCCATAATAATTTTAGTTGAGGCTCATATGAGTTTGTTCGATGATTTGTTTGATCTTGGTAGTGACTCGTCCAGTATAGACTTGGGTAGTGTAATAGCGGACGCGGCACCTAGTATATCTGGCGCGGTAACTAGCACAACAGAGCCATTTGACTGGTCTAGCCTATTTGGTGATAATACTGAGTTAGCGTACCCGGATTCCAGTACTATAGACACAGGTAGCTTGCTAGATACGGCGGCCAACAGTGTACCGCAAAGTAGCGCCGTTGATGACTACTTGAAGGCTCTTGGTATGGACTCTACGCCAGCTGCGTTTGACCTTACAAGCGCCAGTGTTGAAAACCCTGTGGCTAACTCACAAATATGGAACACGCTGAACACTACTCAGGACCCCATCTATAGTGCTGCAACAGACAGTAACATGTCCACGCCAGCCCTGCTATCAGCATTGACCGACCGTAGCGCTGGCTACTCCGGTACTGGTTCTGACATGTTTAACCAGTACTATGATGACGGTTCAGTTATGCCGACGGCACCTTTGACATATTCAGGCCCAGGTTCCGACTCATTTAACGAATACTACGACCCTAAAACAGGCGTAGTACCTACTAATGCAGGCATTCCGACAAGCCTAATCACGAAGTTACTATCTGCCTCTGGGCAAGGTAAGAAATCAAACCTAGCAAGTGGAATTGGCGCTTTGTCGATGGCAAGCCAAGCGCTTGGCGCTTTGGCAGCAAAGGATAAAAACGCCCCGGCACCAGCACAACACGGCACAACTAGCATGTCGTGGAACAAATCTGCTGCCAACAAAGGCAAAAAGCTTGCTAGTGGTGGCGATGTAGGCATGCCGAATATTGCAGGTAAACCGCAAGGCGCGCTAGGACTGCTCCGCGGCCGCACTATGGGCCAAGCAGACCAAGTACCTATTAACGCGGCGCATGGGGAGTACGTTATGGATGCAGATACGGTATCTGCCCTGGGTGATGGCAATACAGACGCTGGCGCAGTTAGGCTTGACAAGATGCGAGAGAATATTCGTGCGCACAAACGGTCAGCTCCGCCAACAAAAATTCCGCCAAAAGCCAAAGAGCCGATAGCTTATTTGAAGGGCGCTAAGTAATGGCTACCATTGGTGAAGCAGGCACTACATCTGAGTATATTCAGCCGCAATACTCCACTGACACAAATGCCGCAGTAGCAGGCGGTATTCAAGGTATGCTAGGTGATAATGGCTACCTTAACTCGGTAATGGGCAACTGGTATGATCAGTCACCCACGCAAGGCGCATTAGGGGCATACTCCCAGTATGACTCTACTAAACAACAGCAGTTCATGAATCCGTACACCTCTGGTGTAATTGACGCCAATAATCAGCAGTCTAACCAAAATCTTACTGAGAACATACTGCCTGGCGTAAATAGCACATTCACGGGTAATGGGCAGTTTGGCTCAACTCGTAACGCAGATTTTGAGAATCGTGCCATTCGAGACAACCAGCAGACGCTTAACAACACCAATGCAAATGTACTATACAATGCACAGAGCACCGCCAATACGCAGTATAAGGACTGGACGCAAATGGGCGTCAACTCCGCGCAGAGTGACCTGAATAACTGGACCACGCAAGCCAACTTTCCGATCGGTGCATTGAATACGATGTCAAGTGCTGCAAACAATATCGAAACATCTAGCCCACTTGCAGTAAGTAATAACACAGCCTCAACGTCTGACCTTGAGAAGTTCATAACTGCCATGCAGGCTGTTAATACAGGCGCTAATGATGGAACAGTTGACTGGTTGACGAGTTTGCTGAAGTAACTTGGAGAGTACTAATGGACCTAAATAACCAAGCGCCTAGCTCATTGCTCGGGGCTGTACAACAACCTAACCAAATAGGCGCACTGCAGCAACTGTTACTGTCCCGTGTACACACTCCACAAGAGTCACAAGATATTTCTGGCCAACGGCAGTCTGGCCTCGAGCAGTACCAGGCGTCGCTACGTCAGCCAGTACAAGGTGATTTTACGCCAACTGACCAAGGACTAACCTCATGGGTTGAAGCACTCGGTAATGGCAAACGTGGGTTTAATGCAGTGGCGTCTGGTGTAGCGGCCGGAGGCAACTCTTTGCGCGACCAACAAGCTGCGCAGCGCCTGGCAGATATTCAAGCAAGTAAAGTTGGGTATGATGATGCCGTTAACCAAGACCTGCTTGATAGCCGAGAGCTTAGTGCTTTGCGCAGTGGTGCTGGAAAAGCTAATGGTGGCATCGGCGGTGTTGAAAAGATTCTGCCGTTGTATGGCAAGATATTCAATAGCTACTCTCAGCAAGCAAAGGATATGCAGTTTGCGGAGCCAGCGGAGCGTACTGCCTGGATAAAGTCAAGAACAGACGAAGCAGTAAAGAGCGCTATTGAACAATTTGGCGGAGCAGTTAGTCCTGCCGTGCTAAATCAGCTGTTCGCAAGCGCGTCGACGCCGACGGAAAGTAACGTACAATCAATTGGTTCGCCGTCGGCTAAGCAAACAGCTGTCGGGCAAAATTCATCAGCCTCCGCTCCAGGTACTCCCAGCCTAGTTTTTCCTGGTAAAACAGCCGCAGGGGTACGTGAAATGGCCGGTAGGCTTGTTGACCCAGCGCAAAAAGCTGAGGTAACTGCTGCGCTCGACTCTGGCCAACCTATATTACAAGATTTTCCAAGCTCTAATGGCACTATGTCAAATGCCGATCGAGCAAAGTTCTCTCAGATGGCTCCACCCGGTACGCCCCCATTCGCTAACAAGCCAAATGAAGCGCTTATGAATGCTGGCGCTAAAGGTATGGGAACTGCGTATACCAAAGAGTATGAGGACATGACGGCTTCAGCCGCCCCGGCGAAAGACCAGATTGATGCATACAACACGCTCGAAAAGATTGACCCTAATACAAACGCTTTTGCCAATGTTCAAGGCTATGTTGGTGCGGCGTTACAGGGCTTCGGCATCGATCCTAATACACCCATTGTCCAGGACGCTATAAAGAACCGCCAAGCCAATACGCTCATTAGTCAAATGTCTAATGCCGCACTACGAGGTGAAAAGGGTGTACAAACGCGGTCTGATGAAATACGTATCGGTAATGAACTAGCGCGCACCACTGATCTAAAACAAGCATGGAAGTTTTTGGTGCAGCTTGGTAAAGAGCGTGCTCAACGTAAAATCGATGCGGCTGACTTCGCAGCTGAGGCGGCGGCAGCTAATAATGGCGTACCCATCTCACCACGAATTAAGTTTACGCAGTCTGTCATGGATGACCCGCTGACGCAGGACTTCGGTGGAAAGACTATCTTCCGTACCCCAACAATAGAGGCCTACATGCACAAGTACCCAGATGCTGATAAGGCTGAGGCTATTGAGTACTGGAAGAGCCTAGAGCAAGGTTGGAAGAGCCGCCAGCGGTCTAACTCAGGAGCACGGTAATGGCTCGAGGTCTTACACTTAAGGATATGTTCTCAGACAGCCCGGAGGCTGTGGCGGAGGTTAACGCCTCAATGCAAGGCGCTAGGGACGCGCGTACTCGCAGGTTAGTGCTTGAGGATATCCTAGGAAAACAGCAAGTAAAAGAGGAGCCATTCGAAGGCGGCTCCACGCTACAAGCCACTGTGCCATTACCCGGTGATTGGCCGACGTATGACAGTGGTATCCCCATAAACAAAGCGACAGCACAGACATTAGCCGGTGCTGGTAAGCGGTTTGTAGACGTACAGAACCGTGCAAAGCAAGGCATTAACAAGGTGGTGCCTAGCGTATTCCCCAATGCTCGAGCTGATATTGATGCAGCAGCCGTAAGCGATAAGCCGTTGATGGACACTACACCAGGCATGCTTGGTCATGGACTTCCTGACATGGTTGCTTCAATGGCATTGCCTGCTGCGTTGCCTGAGAAAGCAGCCGCAGCTTTGAGCACAGCGCGTGGCGCTGCACTACAAGGCGGTGCGCAAGGACTTGTAACGCCAGTTGCCTCCAATGAGGAAAACGGTACGCTATTTAACGTAGGCGCGGGTGGTATTGCAGGTGCTGCAGGTAATGCTGTCGGTAGGGGCTTTTCCAGTGTACTAGGCAAGGCGCTGCATGCTTCACCAGAACTTATACCCGACTCTGCAAGAGCGCTGGCCAAAAAGCTGGGCGTGAGTCTACCCGAAACAACTTGGACAGATATTGAGAAAAGAAGACTATACCAACTGGCTCAATCCAAAGGTGTGCCTACCACCATTGGTGATATTGATCCTACTAGCGAGTGGGCTAGCATTGAAAACGCCAATAGGCCATTTTGGTCTGGGCGCTCCGGTGACATGCAAAAGCAACAAGATGCTACCCGCCGAGTACTTGAAGACACTGTTGATGGAATTGCCACCACGCCAGCAGGTAGTGAAGGTTCATCCATCGTACAGGGTGTGTTGGACAAGTTTGACCAAGTAAAGAGGGCTGCTAGTGCCAAGTTCAAGGATGTGGCGGATATTGCCGGCCGCAGCCCCAACCTTACACCTATTAGGCCAGATCGTGCCAAGATGGCTACTGACTCAGCGCTAGCTGACTACCCAGAGTTGTTTGACGAGTTCAAGAACAACTCTACTCTGAAGAAGATGATGGGGCTCGCAGATGATACTGGAGCCCAGAATGGTTTGATTATCAACCCAGCTACAAGTGCCAACGTCACCAAGATGACACCATTCAAGTATCCGCAGGAACTTGGCTTTGACGATGCGCAGTTCTTGCGCAAACGGCTCGGCGCTTGGTACGATAAACTGCATACACAGTATGAGAATGGCACACTACCTGCTGGATTAGACGGCGAAGCGGTAAAGCACGCTGCCACTATTTTTAGTGCGTTTAACAAAGACCTTGATGCATGGGGCAGCCAAGAGGGTAACTCGGCGCTTAATAAAGCATGGAAAGACGCACGAGGCTTTTACAAAGACGAAGTAATGCCTTTCCGTGACCCCACTAAGCTTGACTCCAAGTCTACTATGATTAGAAACATCATCAATGGAAACATGGACGTTGACACCGTGGCTAACAAAGCGCTCTCACCACAAGAAACTAGTATAGCCAAAGACATAATGGCACACACCACGCCGCAAGGTCAACAAGCCATGAAGTCGGCGCTTGTGCGCAAGATGGTTGACCCATCAGTAAGCCCTGACCTTGCTGGGTTAGGCAACTCGTCACTACTGCGTAACACAACCAAACAGTCACATGCAGGTGACTATGTATTCAGCCCTGCAGAGCGACAATCTATTGAAGACGCTAGAGATATTGCAAAACTAACACGTCGATCAGCTGAAGCCGGTACGACCCCGCCGCCTACTGGCGCACGTACATTACCATTCTTAGCAGCCAGTACGTTACCCGCTGTTGCAGGCACTACGTACATGGGGCTTGGCATGCTAGGCGACGCCATTGATCCGGCTACGCGCATTGCACTATCCGGTGTAGCAGCGCCAGTTGGTGTGTTAAGTGCTATGAAGGGTTTGAATAACTACGCAGGCTCAGCACTTGGTAAGAATATGTACTTTGCCAAGCCAAAGCTGGAAGGTGGGCTAGGCTGGTTGCAGGATATGGCTGAGCGCGCAGTACGTGGCGCTGGACAGCCTATTGAGGACAGCTACGTACATGGCGCTATGGGGCATCGTGAATAAGGCAGTGGGCCAGCTAATTTTAGTGGCCCACTGTTGCTACTGATTTCTTTCTCCAGCTCGTCATCACCTTCTTTGCGCTGTTGCTTGCATGGAGCCTAGGGCTTAGCCACACGCATCGCTGGACAAGTTGACAACCCGCTGCTCTTTACTCGACAACTACCCAGTCTTCGGCTAGCATGTCAGTCTGAGATGCTAGCCAGCCCATAAGAATCTTGTCGTCAGCCGTCTTCATGGCAATGCACGGTAATACTTCAGCATCACCATTAGGCTGCCCTTCAGCCCAGGCACGATTCGCCTTAGACCAGAAGTTAGTGTAGCGTACACAGGCTACGCCAGGCGAGTACGACAACCACATACCTTTGCCGTTCCAACCTTTGCGGGCAACCTTCTTGTTGGCCTTGAGCTGCCTAATAGCCCAGCCAAAGTCTTTAACCTCAGGACACTCACGCTGAATCCAAAGACCCTCGGCCAACAGGTAGCCTTCAAGCTGCCAAAGCTTTTCGAACGCGTCTTTGAATGCCAAGTCGGCGCCAGTCCATTCGTCAAAATTAGCCGGATCAATGCAAGCCGACTCACCGCGTACTGAGAACCCATTCTCTAAGGTAATATTACAGATGGTCACTGTAGAGTCTGGAATGCGCGTATAGTCTGCCTTACGAATTTTGTCCTTGATCCATTGTTTAGTAATTTTATTCATGTTATCCTCAAGCATTAAACGTGTATGAAATTGTGGGGCCGCTCTCGTAGTTACAGATAGTGGCCTCAGCGGGGGTGAACAGTAGAGTTGTGGCGGTAGAGCTAAGCGCTAGGCTCGGCGATTCAAGCGGTGCCTGACAAGCTTGCTTAGCGCGGAACTGCTCAATGTGATTTGCGTAGACATGGCAATCGCCGAAGAAGAATGTCAGTGACTTAGGCTTAAGCCTAGTATCTTTGGCAATCAACTCTGTGAGCAGTGCATATAGAATGATGTCGCTTGGTAGACCTACACACAAGTCAACAGAACGCATCATTACACCACAGTGCAACTCGCCATTTCGGGCGTAGAACTGATACAAGATGTGGCATGATGGGAGCGCTGCTTTTGCCGCCGGGTCCCAAGCACTAACCACGTGGCGCCTAGACAACGGGTCTGCTTTCAACTGTTGAATTACTTGCTTCAGCTGGTCAACCCCGCCAAAGTCACGCCAAATAGCCCCGTATGATCGGCCAATCTGCCAGTCTTCAACTGCCAAGTCTTGGTTAAACGACCAAGCTGCAGCGTTGTCACGCCAATACTTACAGCCGAACTTCTCGTAGGTAGTCAAGTCCTCAGCGCCACGAACAAACCCAGCAAGCTCACCGAACACACCGGCGGGAAACATCTTACGAGTGGTCAGTAATGGAAAGCCTTCGTCAAGCGGAATGGTAATAGTCTTAAAAGGCAATGAGTATGTCAGCCCAGCACGTGAGTCTGCAATAAAGCCGTTGTCAATGACTTCGCCCACTAGGTTGATGTAGTCTTGCTCCCAGTTATTCATTTTGGTTCTGCCAATTTTAAGTAGCCTTGGGCGTCGACCCAATGATCAGCGAAGTTGGGATCACCGTGTAAAATTCGCCCAATTTTGTGTTGGGTCATTTCGAGGGCTTCTTTTTGGGCTGCTGACAAGCTTTTCCAGTTAGGCGCTTGGCGCATTTCATATTTTAGGCGCTGTACAGTAATGGCGGACTCTTCGAACACGCCATGCGTTCCGCCCCTTGTTTCCAAAACTGCATCAATACCCGGCATTATGTACCTCCGTAAGAATGTATAAGAAGTCAGAAATAAAGCCCACGTTAATGGGCTTTACTCTTGGCGCTGTATTACTCGCCTTCTGCGTCCTGGTCGACTTCACCTTCAGCAACTTCGGCAACGACCTTGTCAGCCTTGGCAACTTTTTCCTTCTTGACCGGCTTAGCAAGCTTACCTTCTTGGCGCAGCTTGTTCTTGTACCATGCAATTGTAGCCCCAGTGGGGTTGGCATCTGGAATTTCGGCCTTGACGGTATCAATGACTTCTTGCGTGGACTTGCCTTCGATCAGCAATTCCATAGCGCGGGTGCCGATGCCCTTACCGCGAGCCTTGACTTCTTTGACTTCAGTACCTTCGACTTGTTGGTTCATTTTGTTACTCCTTCGTTGGGTTGACGTTGTAGCCGCTTGCTCTTGCGCAGGCGTGGCCACTCCTACTTCTGCATCCAGCTTTTCAAGCGCCGCGAGCCCGGCTGCCTTTGAATCAAAGGACTTACGCGGCTTCTTGCCTGCCGACACAGCAATGCTATTATAGCGCGTTACGATCTCGTCGAGTGTCAAATCTGACAAATTTTTCATCAAAATTTCCTTCATTAAGAATTGAATAACTTCAGCATTGTGCCTGAAGCCTTGCTTTACTGCCTTTAGGAAGGAGATGGCTGCAGCCTCTTCGGTCATCACCAGAGTCTTGTTGAACTCTGAGTAGAACTCACTAGAATCTGCCGAACCAAACTTAGGCCCGTTTCCATCCAGCATTATGAATTTCAGAATGCTTTTCCCGCCCACTACTAGTGCTGCCTTGCCGTGCCTACTTCTGCGAACCTCGAACATAGTATCTCCGTCAAGAATGATTATTATATCACGTGTTTGCTGTTAAACTCTTCCAGATCAAATTTGTTTCCCTTGGAACTGTTCGCTGTTTTCGTTATTACTTGCAAATTATTGTGCACGTGTAGGCCACTGACTAGTTTTCCACGTAGAGGTATTACATGGTCAACGGAATGCACAATACCAGTGCTAGCAGTAAGCTGCGTGGCTAGCGTGTAGAACTCCTGTATTGCCCGTAGGTCCGCCCATGCAGGTGTACGGTGTAGCTTAGAGACATGCCTCAACATGCCACGGGCGTTGTGTTTGTCAGGATTTCGAGCAGCCCACGCCAAGTTCCTGGCACTATGCGCTGCCTTACCTACCTCAGTAGCACGTATCTTTCGTGAACTTTTTAGGGTTGCTGCTTTGGCGTAGCTGGCGCCCTCTGGGGTGCTGCGTCTTAGCCTGTTGCATTCGTTTAGCTTAACCCTAACATTGGGGTCTTTGTAATATCTCGCCAAGAAGTACGCGTTATACTTTTCCCGGCCCTCTTCAGTAGTCCTGATAGCTTTTGCTATGCTTACTTTGCATGCCAAGCATGTTTTACCCTCTGGCATGCCTCGCAAGGTAACCCAAGTGCCTTTAACAGCTTCTTTAGATTCACCACAAACTTTACAGGTCTTTGTTACCATGCCAAAATTCCTTCAAGTCGGCAATTAGTGATGCTTGGTTAGCGTCGCGCCTAGCTAGCGTCTTAATCAAAGACTCGTCCACGGTACCGCGTGATAGTATCCTGTGCACAGTAACTTGGTGCTTTTGGCCTTGGCGGGCAAGCCTAGCAATAGCCTGCTGGTAACCCTCTGACGAGCACGGTATTGAGAAGAAAATCATAGTGTTGCTTGGCTTTTGTAAGTTCAAACCATGTGCCGCACTCATTGGATGCACGTACATGATTGGTATCTTGCCATCATTCCATCTCTCAACAATGTCTGGTTTAGACTTAGCCGTGAAAACCTCTCCAGGGAACTTAGCTTGCAGACGCGCAATATCGCTTCTAAAATGATACCAAATAAGCACTGGGCTACCACTAAGTTCCTCTAGCAAATCTTCTACCACGTCTAGCTTACCATCATGCAGCACCTCGTAGTTGTATTGGTCGTCTGTGTAGAGCGCCCCGTTGGCAATCTGTATGCACTTACCCATAGCAACAGCGGCATTTGCAGCGAGTACGACGCCCTCTTCTACTTGGGCCATAAGCAACTTAAGCATGTTCTTGTGCTGCTTTTTAGCAGCCGGTGGTAGCTCTACGTAGAGGTCGTTTATTAGTGGCTCTTGGCCAAACGTATACTCTGGGCCATCGCTAGTGTATACCAAGTGCTTAATACGCTCCTTTATTTCGACGTCAGCACCCTGGTTTAGTACGTAGTTCCAGGCATTAGGCGGCTCACCAGGTTTTGACCTAGAGGTATCCAGCGTAAAGAAGCTGTTGCGGAAATGTGTGATGTACCTGCCAAGCGCTTTGCCCTGATCTACTATGTACATTTGAGAGAACAAGTCCATGAGTGAATTTGGTGCCGGCGTGCCTGTCAAAATAACTCGTCGCTTGAACTTTGACAACAAAGGCTTTAGTAGTTTGAATCGTTTAGAATCGTAGGCCTTCAACTTTGTTGACTCATCGATTACCAACATCTGAAATGGCCACACGCTCAGCTTTGCCAATTTAGGCAATAACCAAATCAAGCCTTCAAAGTTGATAAGGTACACGTCCGCCTTCTTCTTCAAGTCAGCGTCTTTATTAGGCCCATGTAGTGTAATGAACTTAAAGTGCTCGAAATCAATCCACTTCTCTGCCTCTTGCGCCCAAGTAAATTTAATAACACGTAATGGGGCAACAATTAAGACGGCATTGACTAGGCCTTTGTTCTGCAGTATTTTGAACGCAGCTAGCAGGGACGATGTCTTGCCTTTACCGGGCTTTAGCAGCAACCCGCTGCCGGGCATCTGCAAGATATGCTGCACGGCTTCCTTTTGGTAGTCATGCGGCACCCATGGCTGCGGCGGTACCCAGTTGGTAAGGTCAGTCATTCTGGCGCAACCTTCCTCAAACTATGGTGTATGCAGAAGTTTATGGCGTCTTCATGTGATGAAGTTACTAACACAGGCACATTACAAGACTTTAAATAGGCTATAACATCTTCCTGGTGCGCTGAGGTATTCTTCTCGCGCCCAGGCGCTTTGAGTTCAACATAAACTGACAACCCATTAGGCAGCGGTATCAACCTGTCAGGCCATCCAGAGTTGGCTATTGCCTTGAGCTTAGCACTACGTAGGCCTAGCTCCTTCTTAAGTCGTGCTACAAAGCGCCTCTCAACATCCCTCTCAAGCATAGGGTTCTCCATGGTCAGATTCGTGGCAGTAGTCCGGCGGAGGTACTTGGTCAGACGGGTCTACCCACGAAGGACAGCCGCAGAACCTGCACTGGAAAGGCCTTGGACGCTCATTACTGTACAAGGTGTACTCACCATCACCGTTTTCGCAAAGGTCCTCATAGCATTCAAAGTGCATCCTGTTGTCATACCAGCTACCTTCGTACCGGCCTTTTTGGTGTGAGTACTCAGTGCCCTTGTGAATAGTTTCGCCGCAGTACGAACATCTGTGACTTTTGGCAGCCTTACGTGTTATAGCGTTATTATAGAAGTTGCCCACAGCTAATCCGATACTTTGCAAGGAGGTGGGTTCGTGTCGAAGCGAACAGCCCGAATCGTGTCTACACCAAGCAGCATAGCCTTCATCAGTCGGTGCCGCCCATCGAGCAACTCCCCGTCCTCGTCGAGTATAATGGGGTAGTCTAAATCAGCTTCGTTGACTGCGCGAATATGCATGGTCATCTGACGCAGCGTAAGTTTCTCGTATGTGTAGTACAAGCTCAGATGGTTCAGTGGCACGTCCATAATAGGCAGCTTACGTGCTAGCTCATGAAGTCGTGACACGTCCCAGCTGTGCCGTCCTAAGCTACACATCTGATCTTTGGGTTGGTGCCAGTCAGGTATTTTCATGGCAGGTCCTTTAGCTTGCCATTCATCAGCGCCTTTATGCCTGCACTGTAGGACAATGAAGGCACATCAACAAGCGCTACAATGCTTACCTTGCCGAGTCTAGGTAGTGGCATCCAAAGATGCTCTGGTTCGACAGACGGCAGATCTTCTACACCATACCTAAACCAAAACGGTGGTTCGTCATCCGATTCATCGTAGATGTAGACCTCGTGCTGCACAACGTCATTGATGCGTATCAAGCACCTATCTCCAATATGCGGTCTTTTATCGGCAATTCTTGCCCACTCATTA